TTTAAAGCCTTGAAAAGGAAAAGAAAGCGGAAGTAAATGGACCCAATAAGTACCGGCCTAGCAGGGATGGCTTTGGTGCAAAAATCAGTAGAGTTTATAAAAAGTAATATTAGCACAGCTAACGATATACGCGACATTGCTGGCGCGATTGATGGATTGTTTGCTGGCGAAAAACAAGTTCAAAGAGAACGCTTTGGGAGTAAATCTGTTTTAGGGCAAACTAAAGATGCGGCGCATAGCGTGATAGATGCAAAGCTAGCTCAGGAGCAAATGGAAGAAATGTCTATATTAATCGATAATAGGTTTGGTTACGGGACGTGGCGCCAGATTGTTAACGAGCGAGCTAAGCGTTTGCAAGAAGAAAAACAGCGGATAAAAGAACAAAAAGCTGCGGCCCGCAGACGCAAAGAAGAATTTCAAGAAGCAGCTAAGATTGTAGGTTGGGTTGTTGGTGGCATATTGACATTTGTAGTTATTGGTATGATCTTAGCTATTAGCTTGAGAGGATAATATGGTAAACAAAACTACTAAATCACGGACGAAAGCTCGTAAGCCGAAGGCAAAGTCAAAGTCTAAAGTTAACGCGGCTGGTAATTACACTAAACCGACAATGCGTAAGCGGTTGTTTGAAAGTATTAAAGCTGGCGGAAAAGGCGGAAGGCCGGGTCAGTGGAGTGCGAGAAAAGCGCAAATGTTGGCTCGTGCTTACAAAAAGGCTGGTGGGGGCTATAGAGACTAATGGCTCTCCGTAAATCACAAAAAAGTCTCAAAAAATGGACTAAGCAAAAGTGGCGTACTAAGTCAGGCAAGCCCAGCACGCAAGGTCCAAAAGCTACGGGGGAGCGTTATCTCCCATCGAAAGCTATTAAACGCTTGTCAAAGAAGGAATACGCGGCAACTACCCGTAAAAAACGAGCTGACACTAAGGCCGGTAAACAGTTCTCTAAGCAACCGAAGAAGGTTGCTAAGAAAACTCGCAGATACCGGAAGAAATGACACGTGGGGTTTGGTTACTTGTTTTATCTTTATTTGTGTTCGCGGTGTTTATAACCACCATAGCGAATGCGAATGAGCAAACAGGTGATTTAAACCAGAATACAAGCGACAGCACGGTCGACAGTAACAACGTGTCAACAACAAATAATTATAATGGGGCTGGCGCAGCGTCGAAAGAGACGCCGCCACCATCTGCTATTGCGCCGTCTTACATTAGTAATGGTCCGGAATCGTGTTTGGTTGGTAGCTCGATCGGCACACAGGTTAACGTGTTTGGGTTGTCGGGTGGTTTTTATCGACAAGATGTAAATTGTAATCGCCGTCGAGACGCGAAGGTGCTAAAAGATTTAGGTATGAACATTGCGGCGGTAGCCCTAATGTGCAGAGATACAGATGTATGGCGGTCAATGTTCCAAAGCGGAACACCCTGCCCAATTACAATCAACGGAAAATTGGTTGTTGGGCGCGCCGCGTACTACACAATGAAAAAGGACCCAGGTTTGTTTATTCCTGATTACAAAAAAAATAAGGAGTATTACGACGTAACTTTAAAGTTGGAGCAAACCGATGAAGAAACAACTAATAGCGGCCTCTCTATTTCTGAGCGCTTCCGTACCAGCACTCGCAGAAACTGAAATAGATAGACTGTTAAATGTAAGCCAACAGCTTTCACAACAAATTAGAGACGCGGGTTTTGCCGTTAGCGGTGCTACACACGCTGCGATTCATGGTGAAGGTTTAGCTGAAGTTGGCTCGCTGACAGGGTTTCAAATTCAACCCGATCAAATGAATTCGTACAATCAAGCGCTCGACGACGTACGTAATGCTGTGTACTACAACACACAAATGTTTTTAGAAGAAGCCGCAGAAGAAGCGTTTGATAATCTTGCTGCTGCGGTTGATGTGTTTACTGTAGCCGCACAAGAAGTCGCAAAGGTTGAAGCAGTTGCTGAAGTAGCTGAGAATGTCGATACAGTTGATGAGCAGCTGCAGCTCCAAGAGTTTGTACAAAACGAAGACGTAGAGCTGACTCAACAAGAAGTTGCTGCATACAATCAAAGCCTGGAAGACGTAGAAGCGTCGTCCCAAGAAGCAGCTGCGTTTTTGATAGCTTCTAAAAGTGAGTTTGTAACTTCAGAAAGCGACAACTTTTCTGAGACTTACGATAACTCAGTTATGAACGCTACTGTTAGCTATACAGCAGTCAACGATACGCTTGAACTCGCGTGGGCTACTGGTTACTCGATTAGTTATCATGGATTTTTTCAACATGACTTTATGTCAACACAAGACTTGATGGGTGTTGGGTTAACGATCTATGAAAACAACGGCTACCACCAATGAGTTTGCAGGACACAGAGTTAAAGATTGGCGGCGTCAATCTCAAGGGCGTATGGATTGCAATCGTAATATCTATCGCTACTACCCTAGCTGGCGGTATATGGGCAGTCGCGGAGTTTTACGGGAGGATCGAGGCGGTAGAGTCGGCAGTTTCGGGGAATGGCGAAGCTAGCGAAAAACTGACAGCTCTTGGTGCTACGTTGGAAACTATTATGGAAAACCAAAAAGAACTGCTTGATATGCGTGATCGGATAGCAGAAGTAGAAAAGACTTCCGCGGAAAATGACATTCTTGTGAACAACTTTAAAGAAGTTGTGGATGGTATTACAACGCGGTTCGACAAAATTGACCGAGAAATTGATGATATTTGGCGTGGTTTGGATGCCGCATCGAACCCGCTTAACTGATAAATATTAGTTGCACTAATATTTTTGCAGTGCTATTTGTTGTTTGTCGTTAACTTTTATAGGAGTGCGGCATGCGACTTGTCGTGCATCAAAGCGGTGGATACGACGATGGCGCTGACGGGAAGTGCTTTATGCGAAACCCAGTTAAACCACCTGTAAGTGTAGGTCGTTGGGATGAGTACTTTCGCAAACAAAGAAACCCCGTCTTCTGGCGATTGTTAAAAATTATCAAACGCTAGAGACATCGTTGTTGAGTGTAAGAAAGGCCTGACTTCGGTCAGGGCAGTATCCTTTTGGCTAAGAAAACTGTATCTGTATGGGAAGCCCGAAAACCCAATCGACGCCGCCACAAAAAACGCGGTTTACATATTCGTAAAAAACTGGGCCCTAAGCATCATTTGCGAATTCGTTAAGCTACATACAAATGAGATAAACCCATAGTAAATGTATGTAATAAGTTTACTGGTATGTAGTTTCTATTTTTTCTTTGAGTTTGGTGATGTACCAGATGCATTTTTCTAGGTCTTGTATGCTAAAACCTTTGTAGTTGTAGCGCCATAAATATTTCATGGCATTACCTTTTAGGTATCCTTTAAACTCTTCTTCTGACATGCTGGCTTCGATGGCTTCAATGCACTCGATATTGCCTGTGTTATAGTGTGCTGGTTTGTTCACGAGGTCGTTCATTTTACTCTCCTTAATTTTACAGACTCGTCTACTTCTATTGGGTCTACCCCAAAATAGTCTGACAATTTTATCACAGCGGTTATGTTTGGTTTAAGTTTACCATTTATAAATTGGCTAAGTGTGCTTTGAGACCAACCAAGTTCCGCGGCAGCTTTTTTTTGTGTTACCCTTTTAGTTTTTTTATGGTCTTCCCACAAAATTTTTATGTTAGTCATAACAGTCTCCGTACGGGTCCGGTAAACAAATAGACTGTATGTACTCAGCTACTTCTTTCCGTGGTATGCAGTGCTCTACATAGTACTGCTTACTAATATTAGTGTTCCATTGTTTGTCTAAAAGAATAAGGGCTGTGTTTTCAGCACCCAAAACAAGGCACACATTATGATTATATTCAAATAAAAGATTGAGCCATTCAATTTGTAAAAGACTTAAACCGAGTCGGAGATTTGTTTTATTGCGTTTGGGAAGTTGTTTTATGTATTTGTATTCGGCCCAAAGAGAATCTTGCGGGCCCATATAAAATGCGTCTGGTACGCCACCGTTGTAACGGTCGTGTATTTTCCATTTGGTGACGTTGTTGTGCAGTGAACGGTGCACAGATCGAATGAAACTATGCTCGTTCACTGCACGTGCTCAACTACAGAGCGGTGTTCTCAAACTGCTCGAAGATTTCTTCGGCCAGTTTGTAGTCATCTGCCATGGTCCAACCGACAAAGTCGATGTCCAAGTTCATCCAAGTGTTGTTGCCAACAGTTACCGGTACAGATGTCAACTTCCACAGACCTGCGAAACGATCGCCGCCTTTGATGTTGATTTGACTGTTCCAGTTCTTACTGGGTTTTAGTTTGGATGCCGCAAAATCCATAAGTACTGGTGCGCTGAGCTCACCGGTCTCTGGGTTTTTGATTAGCAGAAGGTGTGTATGCGTCGGCCGTATGGCGTAGTCATCAGGCTTTTCGGTAGCTGCTATAGCTTCCTGTGCCTCTGCCTGGGTTTTGAATGTACCCAAGAGACCACCACCTTTTTCACGGTCTTTCCAAACAACAAACTCATCTTTGAATTTGATGTTGATGCAATACAGCTCTTCACCGTACAACTCACGAGTAAGTGTGTTCATAAACACACCGTCGCCTGCACCCTCGATGTGATTCGGGTGGTGCTTGTCGACCTCGTCTGACATTTTCTGCAGCTGTTTGATGCGCGGGATAGTTAAGCTGGACCCGTTAACGTCTTCGTTACCGCGACCATTACCCTTTGCAACGTGTGCAGGTACTTTATCGTCTGTTAAAGCTAAAGCTAGTTCACTCATATTTAGTTACCTTTCAATATAGTTAGTCAGTTAGAGTGTTCGGAAGTTGATGCGACGAATCTCGCGCGGCTGCAGACCAGGAACGTTCTCACCAAGTTTGAGAAGTTCACGATACGCAGTCGACGACACACGACGCTGGAGTAACGAGAAATCGTTTGTAGAGATGATATGCGCATATACAGCATCCCAATCAACTACATCAGGTACGGTTTCTTCGTTGATGGATACAGAAGCAACTTCAGTTGCCGTACGTGACAGACCTTCTGCATCCAGTTTTTTGAGAAGCGCTATGTCCACATCGGACTCCTGTGCTCTCAAATCTTTTAGCTGCGCATTGAGCGCAGTCATTTCATCTTTGATTGCTTTCTTTTCAGCAATCAAATCGTTTAGTGTTTTTTCAGGGGTTAGTTGTTCAGCAATTGCATTCATGCGACTTCCTTCATTGAGTTTAGATTTTTAAGAATCGTTAGTAGGTTCTCCATGCGGCCGAGTTTGCCTTGCAGCTTTTCGTACACGCCGGGTTCCCAGGTGTCTTCGGCTGCAATATGGATGACCTCAGTTCGTTTAGTTTGGCCAGCACGATAAATACGACGGTTGAACTGTTGGTAGTGTTCAGCGTTGTATGTAGGTGATGCCCAGATAACAGTCGTTGCGGTAGTCATGGTGAGACCATGACCTGCAGACTGCGGGTGTGCGAACACAACTTTTAGTTGCCCGGCTTGCATGCGGTCTACAATGTCTTTGCGTTTGTTGGCAGGAGTACTGCCATCAATGACACCGTATTTGATACCGCGTTTTTCAGCTTGAGCAACTAAGAAGTCACGTTCGTGGGACCAGTTGAACGCAACCAACGAGTGATTACGTTGTTCAACTAGTTCCATCACGAGGTTGTATCTGTCCTCGTGTAAGCCAACGACAGTGCCATCTTCGTCGTAAACTGCGCCTGTACAGAGCTGTAGAAGCTTTTTTGTCAGGGCCCCAGCATGTACGGCGTTGATGGTGGCCTCACCAGTCCACAACACATTGTCATCCGCTAGGTCCTTGTATGCTTTGAGCATAGTTGGGGATAGCTGTGTGGTGACTGTGTGGTAAGACTGCTCAGGCATGTCGATGCATTCCTCGAGCTCGTAACGGATGTTAATGTCCTTGATTGCAGCAGCAACCATGAGCTCAGCATCTGGCTTGTCTTTCCATTCGTTAGCAAACCCGTTGAACACAGGTGTACAAACATTACTCCTAAAGGAGTAAAACCGATGACCAAGCCGATGCCCATCATCTACGATAAGGGTCGGATGCCAGATGTCGCAGATTGTGTTGCTATTTGGTGTACCTGACATAGCAATGCGGTAGTCAAATAGCTTGGCAATCTTGAGCGCAGCTTTACTACGCTGGCTATCTTTGTTCTTGAACGCAGTAAACTCATCAATGCACAACGTGTTGAAGCCATCAAGTACGTGCTGGTTTTTGACCAGCCACTTAACAGCATCGTGGTTAGTGATGATGATTTGTGCGTCAGACTCGAATGCCTTTGCACGGTTGCGCGCGTATGCAACAGTGTAAGTCAGATCGGGTGTGAACTTTTCGATATCGTCGCCCCAGCTTGCTTGTAAGATAGACAACGGGGCTAGCACAAGCATGCGTCCTTCCGGGCGTTGCATGTACGCGTCTAGCACACTACGGGTTTTACCCGTGCCAGGGTCTGATGTGACAAGCACTCTGGGATTAGTGGCAATAAAATCAGTCGTTACTGACTGATGCTCAAATGGTTTTAGCATAGTTCATCCTTGTAGCAGAATATTAGTACAGCTAATATTTTTAGGCAAGGAAAAACCTACGCCGGGTTGACAGAAACCCACTGGTAAGTGGGAACGGGTACAGACAACTTGTTGGTGATCTGTACTGGGCGTGTGTTGAACACAAGCACTTCACGGACGATGGTCCGCTTAAGTGTGTACAGAACAACAGACACAACCAAGCCACCAATCATGGCAGCCATCATGCCGCTGTATGTACCGGCAAACGCCCACATCAAGAAGCCAGTAACAGCTACATCGATTGGGATGTCGTATGAAACGACGCGGCGAATACCGAATTTAAATATCAGAAACAACAGTCCGAGAGCGGACAGTAAACCAGCGATCCACATTGTATTTACTCCATAAAAATTTGATTAGTAAGATGATTTGCGCAGCTTCCAGCAGGAAGTACGCAGCTTTAAGTAGGTTGGTTATCAGTGTCATTCATGTACTTCCATAAGTAGTAAGTCAAAGCGCTAGTGGCTACTAGACCTAGTAAGCCGGTAAGCGCGAAAGAAAGGGCTTGTAGAGATACAGTTGCACCAACTAGCGCAAGTAATCCAGACAAACCGTAACGTGCAACTTTTTGCATAACAGTCTCCATTGGTTGTTGAAAAATAGTTGTTCCGCCGCAGCAAGACAGAGGGTACTTCTTCCCGCGACGGAACTTCGCGTATGCCTAGGGGTAACTAGGGATGACATTGTATCAGCAACTAAACGTCGACACCCCATTGGCATTCAGGGTGTTCACCTTTGCGGTATGAACACCAGCGACAGGCTGAGCTGCTGGGTGTAGGAGCAAACTCAGTTTCTGTCGTCATTTTTACACCACGTTCGTGGAAGCTTGGCATAAACTGCATTGCTTCTTTGCGGGTGTAATCTTGTGTAGCAGTTTCAGCTTTGTCCAGATACCAGAGTTCAGTACGTACGTACTCAAGGTCCGGATCCCTGGCGAATGCTGCAATTGCATACAACAAACACTGCTGGCTATGCGCAATTTCATTACCAAACCGTTTACCAGTTTTGTAATCAATTACACGAGCCGATGTTTTATCTTGCATTACATAGGCATCAAGTTTTATACGAGCCCATGTGTCGTTTGATAACCAACCGGTTGGTTTCCAGTCTGTAGTAAAACCCCACTCACCTTCAAGTTCTACAGTGCCGTCAAGATAACCAGCCCGTAGGTCTGCAAATTGTTTTTCAAATTTCATAAGTGAGTCAGGAAACTCTTCAATACGACCGTCTACATACTTTTCAGCTTCATCATGGATTTGTGACCCACGGTCAGCAGCTGGACTGGAAGGTTCGGGTATCCGTTTAACCCGGGAGATGTATGTACGATATGGACACTCTTCAAACACCTTGAGAGCCGAGTAAGACCAAGCAACGACTGGACCGAAGCTTGTTGGTTTACTAAGCGGCTTGAGAATATCAGGGCGCTCATCTTGAGTCATGACAACCATAAACAACTCCTTGTTGTTTAGTTCATAGTAGCTACACTAATAACTATTTGTTTAAAATCAAGCGCTTATCTTGATCATCAAAATGTTGTTTTATGGTTTCAGACAATTGTTCGTTGTCTGTGGTCCATTCAACTACAATGCCGCGTACTGCAGCTACGCTTCTATCAGCACCAGGCTGCCGTTTTTGTTGTGTACGTAATCCAAAACGATCAAGTCGTTTGTGGAACTCGCGGTTTGCAATCACCGGGTGTTGTTCTGTTTGTGTGTGATACACAGTACGGAGATGCTCAACTGGGATGACAGACATGCTGTGTTTGTCGGCGTCAGCAATCCAAGATTTTACAAAGCGTTGTGCACTTACGATCCGACCTGCGTTGAATGTATCGTCGAGACCAATGTCAAGTACATCTAAGAAGTACTGAAGGTTGCCGCGTTGCAGAGCTTCGCAGAACTCTTCGAATACAGACATTGTTACGGTCCGCATTTCGTCTTTAGCTGCGTTGTTCATGCAAGTGCGAGCCATACGTTTGTCTACAGTGAAAACTTTAAGGGCCCCTGCAAATGTATGTAGTTCGTTTTCTAACTCATCAATACCTTCGATAACCTCGGGCAACGCTGCTTCGAGCTTTGTTTCTTGGCGCGGGCTGACGTTGTATCGTCTGTCGCCAGGCTCAATCTTTACAGCGTCTGGCCTGTTCGTCAGGAAAATAAAGTTAGTGTATGACGGCAATTCAATTTGGTTGGCGCGCATCGCGCGGATTGTCATGGTGGGTTCAGTGATTTGGTTCTTGAGTTTGTCAGCCATTCGTAGACTACCACCATGAGCATCCGTCATACGGAACTCATCAACTACTAAGAACAGTGCGCTACGCATGTAGAGGTTAAACTGTTCTTCAATATTTTCGAGAGACTTCATTGGCACGTGGGCGTGTCCGAACAACGGCTTTAGGATTTTGTTAGCAAACAAACCTTTACCTGTGCCGGGTACGCCAGTGAATATCCATGCAGTCATCGACTTACGTCGTGTCTGATAAATGTACGCAAGCCAATTAATAAAGTGTTCTGTTTCTGCTGCACCTGAACCGAGCATGTGGTGAATAAGTTTGTATGTAAGCGGAACAACATCTGCGAGCTGAGCTGCAGTACCGTATGTAAGTTCGGGCGCTTTCTTACTGTTCAACATGTAGTCTGTCTTACGGTACATGTTTACGTAGTAGGGAGTTTCTTCCATTTGTACGGCTGGTGCGTCAGTGCACGGGTCGAATACAACGCGCGCGTCTGGAATGAAGTCTGGTTCTTGCCGGCCGTGACTGCGCATGAAAGACTGAATGCTAGTCTTTTGTGTAGGTGTTAGCGGGAAGTCATCAGTAAATTGATTAACGTTAGGATCAAATAAACCGTTGTAGTAAGTATCAGTGTAAAAATCCCGAAGAGCCACAGGCCGAGCAACATGACCACGATCAGCGAGTTCTTGGCTATAGGTATCAAATATTGAAGCATAGAACTCACGATCGGCTTTTTCGATTTCAAAAACAGGTTCATCTTTGAAATTAAACATGTAAGTCGGGTCATCAATATTGAACCAATACGCTCCACTGTCGCCTCCATTAATATTACAGCGTACGAATGGAAGGTTACTTGTGTCAATAATTTGAACAGACATTTGATCAGGATTGAGAAGTACATCCTGAACTTCCCCGGCGATCGTAGTTGTTTGTAGTCTTGCTTTTTTAGGCTTAAGACCATTGCGTTTACGCAAGTCATCTTTGAATTTAATGCCAGATTGATGGGTTGCTTCTGGACTAACTTCGTTAAGCAACGGTGCTAAATCGATTGCTGGTTGTTCGCGTTCTACAAGCACAAGTCTATCGTCTGTGGTCTGGAACGGATCAAGGCTTTCGTCTTCATAATCTGGTGGTGCAATGAAGATAAGCTTGCTGTTGTCAGCTACAGATGGATCAAGCGGGTACTTGAGCGCTTGTCCGTTAACTGACAACTCGAGCTGCGAAGAAAACATATCGACTGTGTAGTTAATGTGTTTGAGCCACAGCTTAATTGTTTTGACCGGCAGCGGGACCTGCAGTGCGATGTATATATGCATTGATACTCGGTCGCCCTTCATGCCCATCGAGCTGCTTGCCTGGGCGATGTATGTAACGTCCTGAAATTCTTTTGGCAGTTGCGTAATAACAGTATCAGCTACTCGTTGAATATCGTCTGCCACGAGCTGCGTTTTGTTTGTAAAACCAGGTACAGACATACTGTCGAGATCTAGAACGATGTATTCAGCATAGGCGTTACGGTCTGTGTGACTAGCCCGGCTTTCATCGCTTAGTTGTTTTTTGAGTTTACCTTTTATAAGAGAGTGGCCTTCGGCCGAGTGCTCGCGTAACAAGGAGGTAAAAGTACGCATGCCCTCAGCCGAAGGTGGAACGTCATAGTGATGGGAGTTCACTGCTTTGACGTTCGGATAGGATTTTGTCTCAGTTGCTGAGACGTGTTTTGTAAGTCGTATTCCATTACTTGACTCAATAAACACAAGTTGCATTGGTCCTCCAATCTACACCCAGAGGTGTTGCATTATTTTGCAGGATGTTTTGAGTGGTAAATCTCAATCCTGTCTACGTCGAGTGGTATCTCGTTGTTGCTGGAGAAAGCCAGTCGAACGCTGTTCTTATTTACTTTGCTGACTTTTACAGACATCAGGATGTTTCCGCCGTCATGTATGACGACTTCTTCATCTAACTTCCGTGTCAGTACTAGTCTGCTCATTTACTGTATGCCTTGTCATAGCCACCTTCGGCGGCCAGCGGTAAATCAGGAGCCCATTGTGGCGGAATGCACATGAGCTCAATCATTTGTTCCATAATAGTGTTAGCATCTGTTTCGGGAGCAACGCAAACAATTTCATCGTGCACGGTAAGTACAACCTTGCCGCCCAGTGGTTCGATGTATGTAGCGATACGAGCTATGCCGTCAGTAATAACAATTCGTGCGAGCGCTTGAATTATGTTCTCGGTTATGCGACCGCCCCACGTGAACTCTGTTTTGTTTCTGCTTACATACGAATACTTATTTATACCTGCGAACTTTAGTTGCGGATATGACAGAGCCATACCGTTTGGCAGCCCGATTGCATGTTTGTAGATATTGAACACACGGTATCTAAAGTTGAGT